AAATTCTTCTTTACCCTAAAAGTTGTTGGCTTACCAGCACGACGAATAAGAAATTCGTACTTCTTAGACATCGTGTTAGGTAATGCTAACAATTCCATAGCGTCCTTGTAAGTTTGTTTCCAACCAAAATGGTACGATAAGTACTCATTCGGTATGTCCTTCGCCGTATTCCGGAGATCAAAAACGATCTTTTGGAGATGCGGCGATTTAGACAATGAAGTATACAAACTTTTGAGGTTAATCAAGGTCGATTGCAAAGATGTAACCGATCTTGGTATATCTCGTAGCTCAACGATATTCCGGAATAAGGTTGAAGTCCTCTTGTTAGGGGACCATTCCTTAAACATAGAGACTGCTTTCTCAGAGATAAGACTCTCTAAGTAGGCATACTCTTGGTTACGAAGAGCTACCAGGTCGCTAGAATAGAAGACTGCTGCAGTAGGATAAATGTCCACTGTTTCGTTATCTTCAGAATCAGCTCGTGTGTTGCCGGTACCACCGACAGCAACACAAGATGAATCTGGGATACCGCCAGAGGGGACGTAGGTATAATTTATCCTCCACGTCTGTTTCACGCTACGAGCAGGAGAATTAATGTACGACTTGAAGAATCGAGCCGTACCTTGCTTACTCCCAATCAAGCGAGTCCTAGACGTTGTATCGTTACTATAATCGACAAGAGGCTGCTGACTTGTGATATCAACAGTAGCGTCGAAATAGTACGTAGCAGAGAAATTGAGGGAAGGACTCCAACAACTGCTCCGATTCCCATAATTGGGAGTCTGAGCATGGTTTATGTTGAAGATCTTCCTTCTACGTTTCCGTTGCTGCAAAACAGAAGCAACAGAACGTACACGTTCTCTGTTATACGGAGTAATGCTATGAGATGCCACCTTAAAAGGTCCCGTTGGGTCAATCGCAAAAGCGAAAGACTTAAGGTACTTCCAAGGTATGTACTTATAAGCAAAACTCTCGATACCAGTAGCATCACGTACAAGTGTATCACGACGATACTCATAGAACATATGAGGATCATACCCTTCGGGTAAGCCGCGAGTATCTTTTCGCAGTGTTTCCGATGGATTTATCGTCATGGCACTTGTCTCCCTTTAGTGTGAAAGGCATACATCTCTAGTATAAGAGAAGTAATAGTGGATGACTCCACTAGTGGACCCTCGTGAGAG